GCCCGTTCGCGTTCAACCATCATCGCGATAAGCTCTTCGTCCCGAGCCAGTTCCTTCCACATGAACCGGTTCCCGCCGATGAGCACGGCAAAGTAGGCTTTCTCGGCGCCGGTTACCGCAAGGTAGTGCATCACTTGAATCACATACTCTATCGGTATCTCGTCGCCTTCCCAATCCTTCGCGTTCCACGCGCCGGTGGTCTTGCACTCCAAAATCGCATTCTCCCCAACCACGCGGCGGTCGATGTTCGCAATCATATGATCGTGCTCGGGATGAATCAGGATACGGTTCACGCGTTGAACCTTCTTCCCGGTTCGCTTGGTGAACTCATCGGCAACTACGGCCTCGAGCACGTTCCCCCAGTACGCAGCTTCCCCCACCTCGGGTTGCTCGATTTCCCCGGCTTTTTCCAGGTAAAGCTGCAACGGAGATTTCCATCGCGACACGCCGACGGCTGCCGCCGCATCCGAGCCGCCTATTCCCTTCATTCGTGCCTCTTTCCATTCCTCATATGTCATCTCTAACGTTTTAATGCCAACTGCCACTTTCATAATTCCTCCTCCTCTTCGTGATCCGGTGCGATAACCGCGATATCTTCGACCGGCACGCCCAAAACCTCGGCCAAGCGCGTTGTGGTTTCAAGCTTAACGCGCCTACCAATTTCAGCTTTCATGATTGTGGTTATTGCGACGCCGGAAAGCTGGCTTAGCGCTTCTTGCGTGTATCCTTTTGCCTTTCGGAAGGCGCCAAGTTGAGGCAAGTAAAACAAATTGCGCACACGCACGGGTGGGTCAGAGGGTGTGTGTTTGGCTGGTATGCCCTCTACTGCTCCGCTTGCCACAAGCTTTCCGAATTGGTACAACATGTAACCTATGTTCACAACTCCACCCTCCTCAACCCCGTCCGGGGCGGGTTCCCTTTAATGCGTTAATGAAGTCCGGAGAGAGTTTCAAATAGCCGTTTTCCCCGGGGCGCTCCGGTCCGGGGAAAAAAGGGAACCCGATTTGTTTCACCTCCGGTTTAATGTGCTATAATTAGGTCGTCGGGAATAACCGCGCTCGTAGCTGAGCGCGTTTTTTTGTTATTCAAAAGCGCTAATAACTTCTGCGCTCGCTGATGTGGGGTATACTGTTCCCATTCCCCGTTTACTCGCAACTGGGATATAGCTTGTGAACGCTCTTCTCGCGTGTATTCCGACAAATCTTTTAGCATCCAATCCCTCCTCGAACATATAGGTTTGTTTTTGATTCCGCCTCTTTATCTCCGCAAGCATCCGTATCCTATCCGCTCTTGCCAGCGGGTCGTAGCGTGATATCGCGTGGTTGGATTTTTGGTTCTCCGTGAGAATCACCATGCAAACATCTATGATATCCGTGATGATTCTGGCTTGTGCGGCCCGGATGTCTTCGTTATCACACGCGGGCCAATCTTTGAGCTTTCGAATAATCTCGTTCGCGTTCCCGATGGTTCCGATGTTCTCTCCAAGCGCAATCAGGAAGTGGTCCAGCTTCATCCGCACGCTCATGTTCGTGTGGTGCATGTTTTCACCTCCTTTCTGGTGCCGTTTGTTAGGCCGTGAGGTACAGTTCAACCTCATCAATACCGTTTTCCCGGCATATTTTAGCTACCCGTTCACCGCGGCGTTGAGCGAGCCGCGCCTGATAGTTGTTCTTGATTATCCGGCTCTCCATGTCGCGAATGTACGCTCTGAGAAGGTCTTTGATTACCTCGTTCCATTCCATGTTCTTTCTCCTCCTTTTGTTGTTCCCGCTCCCAGCACACAATCCGGTGAGCGAGTATTTGAGCGAGCTTTTCTTTCGTCAAGTTCATCATCTCCTTTACGGCGCTATTCAATTTTCAAAGACCTGTCAGCGAATGGGTGGTATGGCGGGGTTAAATTGTGTTATCTTCGATGTTGTAAGAGAATAGTTCGTGAACGGGGACATCTAAAACCTTTGCTATCTTCAAAGCGATAATCACCGAAGGTGTTCTGTTCCCGTTTTCATATCTGGAGATAGCGCTTTCTGATAACCCTGTTCGTTGGCTTAATTCGAGAATAGTAAGATTTTTGTCGTTGCGGATTCTTTTTAATGCGGCGCCGTTTGTCAAAATAATCACCTCATTTCCAGATGGAAGTATATCATGATATTTTCCAAATGTCAAGTGGTACATAGAAATTGTCGTTCGGAAACGTTGACATTTGGAATGGGGGCGGTTATAATGCTTATTGTTATGCCGGATGTTATTGATAGGCTTGTGGTATTAGCAAGGGATAAAACTCAAAAAGAAATAACTGAAGCGGTAGGCATTTCGGCCGGTACTCTTTCGCGTTATTTATCGAGGCAGAGAATGCCTACGATTGATATAATAGTAAGATTTGCGAAGTTCTTCTCCGTCTCCTCCGATTATCTTCTCGGGCTCACGGATAACCCGGAACCGAAGGGCGACATTCCGAAGGAGTACATCCCGCCCGACTACGCTCGCCTAAAAGCAATCGAGGCGGAGCTTGAGAAGATCGACCTCGCGCGGATCATCGAGATCGAGCGGCTGATGCGGAAGGGATAGAACGCCAATTGAACGCCAATAGAACGTGCATAGAACGTGTTTGCTACACCAAGACGCGGTTCTTTCCATTTTGGAAATAACCACTTTCTACTTACCTGCAACTAACACCTACACTTAATATCTGTGGTTCTTTCCGTTTTGGAAATAACCACCCGTTTTTGTGACGTCACGAAAAAGGTCAACCACCGAGTAATCCTTAAAAAAGCCTCTGCTGTCTATCTTCTCTGTCAAACCTTTGCTCAAGTTCGAGTATTGTCTTGTCGCGCTTGAAAGTGTTACACCTATCATCAAAATCGCTTCCCCACTTCAGTAAAAGTTGCCACAAATAATTATAGTTTTTCCTGAGAAAACGCAAAGATCCGAGTCTTTGCTTGTTGCAAAACCAGCACCCACCGCGAGCCAAATCGGTATATATAGGCGACACAAGATCAAGCGATTCGCATATCGCCATCGCTTCCCGCTCGATTATTTTATAATCAACCAAGGGTGCTTTTTTGTTTCCAACAATCCGACCGTGCCTTTTTGGTTCATCGTACGCATAGCCTATATACTGAATGCCTTTGTTGGTTTGATGTTTTTTTAAGACCTTCTGTTTTAATTCGCTTACACACCAGCTTCCTATTATGTTCGGAAATCCATACATTTTGCCTGGGTATTTACCTCTTTTTCTTATCCTATGATAAATTTCCTCGAACGTATAATCAGAACTAACACGCTCGACCTCTATTCCATATCGATCCCGAATAATTTTATCCGCTTTGTTTTTGAAGTCAACCATAGGCGGTAAATCCGCTGGTATATCCTTTGTAGCCCAGATTTCCGCGTGTATGATTCTTGTTAATGGCAGTTTATTCTGATGTATAACTTCTAACATTGCAAGACTGTCTTTTCCGTAACTTATTGACGCTACACACTCCAGTAACTCGTCGGCCATGGTAGGGTTGCTCCTCGCAAAAAAAATTATCCCCGCCCGCGGGGGTGGTGCGAGCGGGGAACCAATGTGTGTTTTTATTTCAAGAAAAAGGGTCGAAAAATACCCCCTGCCGGTGTCCAGCCAACAGAGGGCAAACGGAGGTATCACGTGTAGAAAGGAGGAGTTTTATCGGGGCGTTCGTTAGTCGCAATTTGGTGGTTTCATCGTTTTTTAGATAACCTTAACCCGTCTCGGCCAGCGTTTTATGTTTTCTATAGCCTCTGGAGAGTATTCTTCGCCTTGTTTTCTTCCTATATTAGCTGCACCATTTATATCAGCATTTATTTCTATACCGTCTGATGCTCGATATTTTCCTCTGGTTACACGCTTACCGGAAAAGACATGCTTTTGCTCCGGTACGCTTTCACTTACACTTATTGTGTCGCCTTTTTTCGCCTTTGCTTTCTTTTTACGCTCTTTGTCGTAGACCGGTATCGGATCGTTATCCAGAAACGACGCTTTGGAAGTGTAGGATTCCTCGTGTTGTCCCTCGTCGACCATGGTGGTATTGAAACCCATCAAAGGCTCGTATACAGCCGATATCGCAAAAAGTCAAAAAACAAGCAAATCGACTGGTCGGCTGTATTCGGCTTTAGAAGGGCTTCGGTTTTCTGTCGACCTACCGGGGTTTTCCGGCTATCTCAGGTCGACACCCATGGCAGAACTTTTCGTATGAACTCTCACCTTTAAAATGGTTCGGTGGTTTTTCATACCGGCAGAAGGACTTGCCGAGGTCTGTTTATACGTTAGATAAACAGCCGAAGTTATTGTATGATCCCGGCTCGAAGTTATGGCGCTCGGTGTTTGTCAGCTGGTTACCTTTGGCGGGAATAAGGGCGAGGGTTTAAGCAAAAATCAATTATTCGAGTTTTCCTGAAACAAGAACAACTGTTCTTTTGGGAAGCGGTTTTTGCTTGGTTTCGAGAGTGCAACAATGTTTTTTGCAAACACCGCAACGTTGTCTCGAAGTTCTTTGATGGTTAAGGTGTCTGGTTCGGAGTAATCTTGAGAGTATTTAGAAAGTTTCTTGAGTTTTTGGCATTGTTGCGGCGTCAACTTAAAAAGCGGTATAATCATATTCGACAGTGGGAAATAAATAATCTTACATCCGTATTTGCTGTCGTCAATAAGCGGATATTTGATTCTTTTAGAACCTAAGATTATCTCGACCTCGATCTCCAAACAATCAAGAAAGTTTCCATACCCTTCTCCCCGATACTCATCAACAAACACCACAAAAACTCTTATTCCGTACTTTTCGTTTAGATGTTTATATTCGAGATAGTTTTTGTAATTGAACCCGGTATCCGGATACCATTTTCTTCTTGGTTTGGTTTTAACCTCAACGATAAACAGCTCTTTTTTATCCAGGGATGCGGCAATTCGGTCAAAA